CCTATCATATCTAATGGAGGAAGTTCATAAGTATTGGACATATTCTCCCTTATCTTTTCTAAATCCTTTTCTGCATCTTCATAGATTTCTCTACCATTCAATTCAACCCCACCAGGTAATTTAACTCCTTGGAACTTCAAAAGATTTTGACCCCACTGCTTTTTAATCAAAGCAGTAGCATATGGTTTTAAGAATGAATCATTCCATACTCTACCATAATCAGATGGATTTAATAACCTAAAACAATCTATCACTAAGTAATCACCAACATTAACAGAAGAATAATCAATATCCAAATATAATCTATCTTGTCTTTTATTAAATCTAATCTGTTTTTCTGTAGTTAATAAAAAGTTTATATCTTCAAGATATGTCTTTGTCATAGCATAAGATAATAACTCAGTAGATCCCCAATAATAAACATCATTTAAGAATAACTGATACTTAACACTAAACATATTATTAGTGATAGTATTACTTCCATCAAAATGGAATATTTTAGTAACTCCTAAAACCTCAGGTGGAACCTGTAAATAATTACTAGCTTCTTCAAAATCAAAATTTACTGCTGTGGTTGCTATTCCTGATGATACTGGAGCAGTGGCAGTAGTAGTTACAATACCAACTCCAGTTTTAGATGATTTTCCTCTATCAATATCTTCTTGAGTTAACTTATATTTCATATAAGTCTGATAGACCCCATCAAAATGCCTTTCTTGAAAGAATTGAACAGCATCATCTATCAAGTCTTCTATCTGCTCATCTGCTACATTTATTTCTAAAACAGGCGCGCCAAGTTTCCTCTTACAGTAATCTATAAGTTCTCCTCGAGTGCTTGGTTGCGCCATCTATCTACTTTACTATTATAGGTTTATTTATGGTGCTGATGATATACCACCAATAACCATTACATCTCCTGATACTATTCTAAAAATAGAAGCACCAGAACTTACTAAAACATCATAAACGTATCTTCCTTCTGTTAAATTTCTAGTAGCAGTTGAACCTAATGATAATCTAAACTCACCACCTTTAGCACTAGTAAATCCAACATCAAAAGTGGCTACTGCATGTTGTGATGATCCAATTGCTATACTCTTTGCAAGTTGAGCAGAACCTGTCCAATCAGTTACAGAAGCAGTTCCTATGGCAACTGCATTATCAGATGAAAAATCAAAAGCAGTTCCAGAAGTACCAACTACAGTATAGTCAGCATCCAGATCTGAACCAGTATTGATGGTGAGATTTACACCATATGCAACACCAGAACTAGGATCAAAAGTAAGAGTGTTTTTAGCCATTAGACAGTGCTCTTAGTAAATTTTTGATTTCATTAATATCATCCTTTAAAGATTTCAAATCATTCTCCATAGTATCTATTCTTTCAATTCCTTGCTTCTTTTTGGAACGTAAAGAAAGATACTTTTCATATTCATTAGAATTGCTATTTATTATAGCATTTGAATTCGCATCTCTATTTAAATGTGGATGTCCTTCTACAATTTTTTTCATATTATGCAAGTGCAATAACTCTAAGATCTTTTATTCTTGGAGGTTGAGCTTGATTAGTACCAGTACCTACCAATTTAATACTGAAGTATCTGAATGTAGGAAGATTGTCAATAGTGAATGAGTAATCATTCCATACTACCTGTGAAGGAAGATATGCAATAACATCAGTCTTAGGAAGAAGTTTATCTGGAAGTCCATTATTCTTAGATGGATCAATAACTTGTCCTGTAGACAGTAAATTACTATGTCCAGGGAAAGGACTATAAATTAACTCATCATTAGGATCTTCTCCAACAGCATAGAAAGCTCTAATATCACTAGTTACATTAATATGAGCTGCTAAACTTATTTGAATAGAAGTTGCACCTGTTTCTAAAGTAACTGGATTCAAAGCATATACAAATGCATTAGGATCATTTTCGATAGTTTTTACTCTACTATCATTAACCCAATCATCAATTGGATTATTTACTCTATTAGAAGTAAATATTAATCCACATCTATCCAAATCTACTATAGGGGAAAGATTAACTGCACTACTATAGAATGCTAAATTTAATGTTAAAGATCTATTATTAGGAAGAGTTGTTAATGATGTTGTCTCATTAATACGAGAAGCAATAATTCTAGGACTAGACATATAGTTATCACTTATCAAACTAATACCAGAGAATCCCATATCCTTATAAGGAGTTTCTGTTCCATCAATACTACCTCCAGTTACAGTTCTCAACTGAGCAGTTAAATTAGTAGAACTTGGAGTAAGATTTTGAATCATAGGAGTAACAATTTCAAATGGTATATTCTCACTTGAAAGAATGTTATTACCACCAGCAGATTTAGATATATCAAAATGAAGTTGAGGGAAACTTGTTCCTACTGATCTATCTACTCCATTAGTAGACATATCAACTTTGATAGTATAATAATCAAGTCCTCTAGGATCAACTACAGTAGAATCTGCTAGGTTATGATTAGTATTAATTCTTCTCAAAGAAACAGTATCTAATTCATATTTGTAAGCAAAATCTCCACTACTATGTGATAAAGTTTGTGTAGAATCTACACCTCTAGTAACACCTGTTAAAGTATTATTACTAACACCAGTATAAGATACTATCTCACTTCCAACCTTAGCATAACCTAAATTGGTTGTACCAACTCCAACATTTTCAAATGTACCAAACTCAGAAGCATCAGTTAGATTTAATGATCCAGTTGATGTATTATCATAATCTGCAGATAATGTAGTAGGAAGAATATCAGATTCAATATCAGTCAAAGTAACTGTATTTTGATTCGAATGCATTCCATGATTTTTTTGATATACTTTAATATGCAAACCATCTGTTACTGTTACTGGAGCAGCAGAAAGAGTTACCTTTCCACCAACACCAGAATTTAAACCAACAGTAACACCATCATTTCTAATGTATTGAACTGTTTTACCAACTCCAGTTTCAAATTCTCCTTGTACGTTATCAAGAATAAGTTCATTAACTCCAGTAATATCAGCAATAGAGAATCTAATATTGCTACCAAGAGAATTAATACCAACTGATGATACTCCTACAACATCTCCTACAGAATAACCAGTACCACCACTGGCTATGGTTGCAGCAGATGCTACACCATTACTAATAGTGAGATTAGCAGTAGCATTTATTCCATGACCACTTACTGTAATAAGAGAAACATCTTGATAAGTCCAAGCACCTGAAGATGGAGTATATCCTACACCAGCATTAGTAATAGTTAAATTACCAGTTGCAGTTCCTGCAGATCCGACATAATTACCAGTGGCATTGTTTGTCATCTGCTGAACAGTATTTCCTAAAGTCAATCCAGAATCTACTACAGTAGTTCCCAATCCTACCCTTATTTTATTAGAAGAAAGTTCTAATGAATCTTTAACCAAAGGTGAAATGTCATCAGAAGTGGTTAAAAGAGGTGGATTGACAAAATTAATATTACCTACTTCTTGACTAAACTCAGCTCTATAAAGAACAAATTTAAGATCTTCATATTGACTTGCATTCCAAGTTGATCCATTTTGAGATTTAAATAATGATCCAAGAGTTGGTTGAGTACTTACTACAATTTGGTCTGCTTCTGGTAAATCTGTAGTTGAAACATCCACTTCTCCCATTCTAGATATCCAAGCAGTATAATTACTACTTGCAGATAAAAGAACTAATGAATAATATTCTCCTCCTGTAAGATATACTGGTGATGGGAATGTGACTGTAGTAGCAACACTAGCATTATTAGAAATCTTAATGTCTGATGGATCTACTACAACTTCACTAAAAGGAAGAAGATCTGTAGTTGGTAAACCCAACTTCATAGGTCTTATTTGAACTACTAAAGGCAATAATGTGTCTTTATTACCTAGATACAAATCTACCTTAGTAATAAATATTCCCTTTGTATTTTCAACAAAGAAAGATTGAGCTAAAGGATCATCTAAACAACTATCAAGATCAACAGGTTTTCCTCCAGAATGAGCCCACTCAGTATCCTCATGGAATTGTTGTGCATCAAAGTTTTCTTCACCTTCAGAAGCTTGAGCTTTATTTTCTGCAGAATGACCTAAATGGTTATTCATTGTAGTCTGCAACTTACTATAAGCAACTTGATAATCATATGTTGTAGTAAAGTGCTCAGTTTCTGAATCAGCAGAATTAATTGCTTTCATCAAGTCTTTAAAATCATCACTAGCTTTTAATTCATCTCTCCAATATACAAATCCTCCTTGATCTGAGTCTCTTCCTAAAACATTATTATATCCATCTTCTACTATACTATCCAATACTTGGAAAGGAGTATGTAGACCAACATCTTGAGTAGATGGTCCACCAGTTACTACATCTGCTAATGGTTGACCTGTAGACATATCAGATCCTGAATAAGTACCTTGACCTGTCCTAGATTCATAATGAGCAATAGCACCTTTAGTAGTACTTGATACATGACTAATCATACCTGTCTCTTGAGGCCAATGACAAGGACCAGGTTTAGTAGCATTAGCATTATAATTCTTAGCATCAGAATCCTGACATCCTACAATTTCTATTGGATCAATTATAATAATTGGAGTTTCTACACATACACCACCACTTCTATGGTAGCCTGGAGGACAAGGAACTACTGGCTGAGGATCTCCTCCTGTATCATCTTCGTGTTCGTCATAATCACAGCTTCCATCATCAACATTAGCATTAGCATTATAATTCCATGCACTTGAATCTGTACATCCATAAACTTCGCCTTCAATAATTTCAAAAGTTTCTTTCGTGTCTGTTCCTATAACATTATTGACTATAGTAGTTCCTCCTCCTTGCTCAATAGACTTAGATTCTGTCTGTGTTTGTGTATGAGTTCTAATATTTCTTATAGTAACTATACTTTCTTGAAGTGTTTGTAGTGTTCCAGTAGATTCAAACTCTTCAGTTGCATCTGTAATAACATTTCCAGCTACTTGACTATTATGAGAATTACTACTTAATCTAAAGACTTTAGTTCCAGTTTCAAATTTAGGATTATCTACATTATTAGGATTGGGAATAAAGAAACAACCAATACATGTACCACTAGCATCACTTCTAAGTCTTACCTCAGAAACAGTTGCTTGAGCACTAGAAGTTTGTCCTACTAATCTAAGATTCTTTTCTACATATCCGTGGAATGTATTATCAGATTTTTCTGCTAAACTTAAAGTATCTATATTAAGAATAGTAGAAGTAGATGAATATTGTTCAGGAATTGTAGGAACTAATGATGAAGAAATAGAAGATGTGGTAGATTCATTAGTAGTAACTGGAATTACACTATCAACCAATATAGTTCTCTTATATAAAGGTGTAAATGCATAATATGGATTATGTTTATAAATTGAACTAGGATTATCAATATCACCACTTCTATGGTTTGATTGTGCTATTTTAAATCTAATTAATTCCTTTCCATCAGGTGTAGTTCCAATAACAGTTTCACCTACTGAGAAAGTACCAGTAGTCATTGAAATTTCTAAAAGTTTTGGAACAATATACTTATTAACATTTTCCCCATCAAAGAATGCAAATACACTAGTTTGAGGTCTTAATCTATTAGCTTTAAACTGAAGATTCCTAGACCTCATATATGAAGATATATCTGTATTAACTACAATATCTCCATCATTTCTAGTACTAAATGTTTCTTTTTGTATAGATCTTGATCCAGTTCTAGTAGCAGTTCCAGTTTGAGTTCCGTGATTAATAGTTTTCTGTGAAATTATATCTCTTTCTAGGTAAGTGACTAACTCATAACTGCCATGAGGCCAACCACTACCAGGTCCTAGGTTATACCTTTCGGCGGGGCGAGTTGGATCCTCTCTCCAATCCCCATAAATGGTGTCTGTGTGTTGACCACCACCACTGTTTCCAGTCCAATTATTAGTCCATGAACTCCAAGTTACTGGACCATATCCAGTATCTGGGTCCCATCCACCTGCGCTTACTTGCTCAGAAGTTTCAGTATAAGTAGTAAGTTCTGATGTTGTTGTTCCTTGGTGAACTTGGTCTACCCATATGTCTGATGATGGTGTTAACTCACAAGTTCCACTGTAATAGTTTACAAGATAAGGAGTAACATTTTCTACTCTTGTAGCATAAGGTTGATTTAACTCAATTACATCCTCATAATCTAAAGATAATACTCTACCAGTTTTTCTTATTCCATTGGAACTATTAAGATCTAATAATAGATCTAATTCTGTAGTATAATGAGATGGTCTCAATTCTCCATTTTTATAATCAATAGAATTTTTTACTATAGTTCTTTTTAATTGTTTCTCAGTATCTGAAAAATCATCAACTATAAATCCAGATTTAAATCTATTTAATCCATTAACATCAGAAATTTCCATATTCATGGTATCAATTTCTAATAATGATAAAGAAGTGTAAAATTCTAAATTTTCAATTCTTCTTTCAAGTCTACTGATATCAGACATCTGATATCTCTTGTAATTAGTAATTGTTATACTAACATCATTAATGTCATAAAGATATGGTGGTAATGAAATAGAAGCAACTTCTAAATCACCATCAATTTTATTTGGTAATTCTGGAGTTTCTGAAGGAACTCCTTTCACTAATTGAAAACTACCATCTTTAGATAAATAAATTTTATCCAATCTAGGAAGATAGAAAGAATAATCTAATGTTAAATTCTCATCAGATGCTAAAATATTTTTAGCAGAATTACCACTAGCAGTAAAACTTCTTCCTAAAAATTCAAATGGAGAATATGTAGTACCAGAAAAATCAGATACTCTAGGTCTTATATCAATAATATCAGTAACTCTATTACCATTTATTGTTGGTAATTCTTTATATGAAAAATTATTATAAGAATTACATGTAGTAAAATCTCCAGTATCAGAAGCAGTAAAATATGCAGATTCAAATACTACAGTTAATTGCTTAGATGGTTCTTTAAAATTGGATTTTCTTTTTATTCTAGAATAATCATAAATTGTACTTCTTTGTCCATTATTATATGAAAATTCATTAGATATATTATTGGATCCTATAGTTTTAGAAGATAATTTTGAAGTAATACCAGATTCTACAAATATTAATTCTTCATTATTTTGGAAGGTATTTTGATTTAAAGATATGAAATTGATAGTAGTATCGTCATGCTTACTTACATATATTCCTTTAGCATTACTATCTTTTCCTCTAAATTTTTCTCCAATCAATAAATCTCCAGTTTTAGCATTGGGGCTATTGATATTAGTTAATGCTAATCTAGGAAATAAAGGAGCACTTGTATTTTTAGATTCAAATATTCCATATACTTTGGTTACATCTGGAGTATTTAAAGAAATTTCTTCATCTTGAACCCTAGTTCCATAAACTGTAGAATAAGTAAGACCATCATTTAAAGTAGTACTTCCTATTCCTGATTGAGAGAACTTAGAATTAACTATGGTTAATACGTTAATTGATTTCTTTTCTTTAATTTTAGATTTTACATTACTCTTAGTTAAAGTTGCTATTAATTTTGCATCATCATTAGAACCTAGACCAATAATAGTTACTTCTGTATTATTACCATTAAATGAGAATTTATTTTGAGTTAAAGTTTCTATAGTTCCATCATTTCTTATTAAAAGATATCTTTCCTCATCAAAAGGTAAGAATGTTTCTTCATTACTACCACTACTAACAGCTCCAGTAGAACCATCTGTAATAGTAACATCATATTGTTTTCTAATAGTAATAGCAGCGTCTGTTAAATCTACACTAGAAATATTAGTTTTAGGAAGAGGAGTATATAAAGATTGATCAGAAGATTGTAAGAATTCTGATGTTATTATTCTAAGACTGGAAGGATTAATATCTACAGTTGGAAGACCACCTTCACAAACTCCAGAAACAGTTGTAATACCAGAAATTGTTAAACTTCTCTGGGATACACTTTCTATCTTTGCATAAGAAACTGTATTAAATCCAGCATTAGTATTAGTATACTCAACAAGATTACCTACAGTAGCAATTCCAATAAAGAATTTATTAGGATCTGTACTAGTAACTGTAGATATTCCTAAGGATGCTCCACTAGTAGTAGCAGCACTAATTCTAACTTCTCCTATATTAGAAAATACACTCTGAATAATATCTCCATTAAAGGTACTAGCAGTAGAAACTGTACCATGAATAGACTTAATATCTTTTGTATTATATGAAGTTGATCCTGCAGAAATATTACCACTTTCTATACCATTAAAAATAAATTGCTCACCAGTTATAAAATTCCCTTTAGTGTTATAAAGAGTAACATCAGTAGAATTAGATACAGCAGATTTTAAATATCCTGTAGCGCCACTAGATTTACCTTTAACATGAGTAGGAACAGATAATGTTGTAGGAGTATTTAAAGCAACATTGGTATATGTTTGAATATCATATAATGATATATCCCACTCATTTAAATCTAAATTTGCAGCATTATAAGCACCAGATTCAAAGGCAAAATCAAATACTCTGGCTACTCCTATTTCTTTACCAGCAGCAGTAGTAGATGCAGCCCCTATTCTTGAATCTCTTAAACTAACAATATAGTCAGTACCAATTCCTATATTAGGAACTCCAGAAACTCTATTTAACTTATAAGTTGGACCAGTAAAGTAATTTAATTTTTGATCTTCTAAAGTTTTAGTAGTTCTTGGTTTATTAAAATCTAAAAATTTTGGAACACTTGATTCTACTTCATACCCTTTAACATAAGCTTTTCCTGGAGATATCTTATAAGTTCCTAAATTTTCTTGAGGAGCATTATTATTATAAGTTATATCTGATCCATTAAAGAGTCCATTATTTCCTTCATAGTCATTTAATGTATTTCTAGGAGTAATGCTAAATGGTTTGACGTAGTAATCCCCAGACTCATCATTAGTTCTTCTAGCAAATTCTTTTGATATCTCATCATACTCAGTATTTCTCTGATTAGAAGTAATTCGTCCTTGTCTTACCTCCATTAATTTTATAAAATTAGATGCTGAATCTGCATCTATTGGTCTATAACCTAATATTAATCTAATATTTAATCTATCAGCTCCAGGTGCAGTATAATTATTATATCCAGCTGCATTATCATATAAATCTTTATCATAATCAGAATTGAGAATTTCTTCCTCAACTAATAATCCAATTTGAGCACTTACATCAGTAGTAAATGGATCTAAAATAACAGTTTGGTTTGGTACTTGAATAAAGTATCCCCTAGCATAATATATACCAGAAGATAAAACAGCTGCAGCTCCCACAAAAGAAACAGACCCATTTACAGTTTGAGCTACACTTTCTCCAGTTTGAATTACTATTCCAGATGGAGTTGATAATACACTCTCATCAAGTAATATACTTTCATTACTTATAAATTTTCTATTATTATCTCCTCCAGTATTTAAATAATTAACTACCAATACATAAAATTTTTCATACAGTACAGGAGATAAATATCCTTTTATTTGAGCTTTTACTCCAGACTCTGCTCCAATTATTATTTTACCATTAATTTCAGTTAAATAATTTCTAACATTTATTCCATTATTAAATTTATTAATTTTAATTGTATAATAACCATTATTAAACTTAATTCCTCCACCAGTTACTGAGGAACCATCTTTAAATATATGACTTCCAAATTTTTCAATCTGATTCTGAAGAATAGATTGAATTCCTGTTAATTCACGTGCTTGTACAGGATGTCCAGGTTTAAATAATATCTTATGATAATTATCCTCTGGAGTATAATCGTCAAAATAAGGAGCTACGTTTAGATTAGTTTCCTGGGGCATGAGTCTTTAGAATTGCAAAATGACTTTAATATCTTCTCTTTGATTTGTAGACCTAGTAATAGCAGGTCTATTATCAACATATATTATATCGCCAGAGTATTTTTTAACTTCAGGATTTGAAATTCCTTGAATAAAACTCTGGCCAAGGTAATATGTTCTATTATTTATTACCTCACTGGTAGCAGGAGAACCAGCACTACCAAAACTAGTATCTATTCCTAGAGTACCTTCATTACTCTCAATGTTAAGACTTCCATCATCTGTTGGATTTGCCGTAAATGAATGTAATGAATATCCATATTTAGGATCAGTTTTCAATGTTCCATTGGTATTAAATCCAACTAAACTTTTATCTTGCCAATATTTTAAAACTGCAGTTGTTTGATCATAGGAAACCACTCTTCCAACAGCAGTAGAACCTAGACCTACAGTTTGAGTAACTTGACCATCCAAATTAAAAGTAGCTGTAGATGTTCCAGTTCCAGTAAGTTTTAAAGCATAAAGAGAACTTGCTTTGGATAGAGATAAATTTGATGTACTATTATAAGCTTGAGGATTTTCTACAATTCCTATTCTAGCAATTTGATTTCCAGTAACAAAATCTGGATTTTCAGTATCATTCTCAATTCTAGAATAAACTAAAACATTATGAGCACCTAATTCTCTGTAAATATCTGCTCCATGTCCACCTTCTGGAGGAATGATAACATTAAATATAGGAGAAGTAGTACCAGTTGGAACTGATCCAGCAACTAAATCTACAGTACCATAAGTATATCCTGATCCTCCCTTAGAAACTGCAATAGTATCTACTTTAGAATCATTATTAATAACTATGGTTGCTTCAGCACCAGATCCATCACCACTAATAGGAACACCAGTATAAGTTCTATTTGCAGTTCCTAATCCAACTCCTCTATTAGTAATTGTTATAATTTTTAATTGACCACTACTAGATGCATTATCTCTTACTGCCTCATTATCTGTACTTGTTTCCCATTCATTAGGAACAGGCATAAAGTTAGTAGAATCAAATTTTGATATTTCACTTGGTTTTATAGTATAGAGATATTTCCAAATATATCCATCACCACTTGTACCTGCTGCTTTTGGTTCTAAATCTATAAATGTAGGTTGATCTAATGAAGGTCTACCTGTAGTATTTTCTGGATTTGTTCCGTTTTTAAGGCAAATATAAACTTTATAATCTTCATTTACTACGTAATATTTGGCAGAATATAAACTAGTTGCTCCAGAAGGTTTTGCTGTATTTGTTCTACTAATATC